AGCCAGAGATCGGCACATTCATGGAGGAGTGGCTGTCGCTCTACAAGAGCAAGAGCGGTGAGCGCGGCATCTTCAACCGTCAAGCCGCACAGAAGACGGTGGAGAAACTTGGTGATCGCCGTGATGCCTCCTACGAGTTCGGCACAAACCCCTGCTCCGAGATCATTCTCCGCGACAAGGAGTTCTGCAACCTGTCCGAGGTGATTGTCCGCGCCGAGGACACTCCTGATACCCTGAAGCGCAAGGTTCGTCTTGCTGCCATTCTTGGCACATGGCAAGCCTCGCTCACCTATTTCCCGTATCTCAGCAGCGATTGGAAGCGCAATTGTGAAGAGGAGTGCCTGCTTGGTGTTTCGCTCACAGGCATTCTTGACAACCACTTCATGCGAACGCAGGGCGACAATCTCAATGTGCTGCTTGAACTGCTCAAGGCTGACGCGGTTGCCACGAACAAGGAGTGGGCTAAAAAGATCGGCATCAACCCCGCAGCGGCTATTACTTGCGTGAAGCCAAGCGGCACGGTGTCACAGTTGACGGATGCGGCTAGCGGCATCCATGCTCGTCACAACGAGTACTACATCCGCACTGTTCGTGCCGACCGCAAAGACCCCATGTGTCAGTTTATGATTGACAAGGGATTTCCTGCGGAGCCGTGTGTCATGCGTCCTGATCACACTATGGTGTTCTCGTTCCCGCAGAAGGCTGTGGGATCGGTGACGCGCAACGACATGACTGCGATTGAACACCTTGAACTGTGGCTCACCTATCAGCGTCACTGGTGCGAACACAAGCCAAGCATCACGGTTACTGTTCGTGAGCATGAGTGGATGGAGGTTGGTGCGTGGGTGTACGCGCACTTTGACGAGATCAGCGGCATTTCGTTCCTGCCCCACTCCGATCACACCTATCAACAGGCTCCGTATCAGGACTGCACACAGGAGCAGTATGAAGCCGCTGCGGCTAAACTGCCGCAGTCCATTGATTGGAGTGAACTCACACAGTACGAGAAGTCTGACACCACGAAGGGAACGCAGACCTTTGCGTGTTCAGGCGACAAGTGCGAAGTGGTTGACTTGACTACATAAAAGAACCCCACGGAATATCGCATCTCCCGTCCGACAACCCCCGAAAGGGGGTTGTTTCTTTTTACAAATCTAGACATTTTTATTCCGCCAAGTCCACTAGATAATTACATGAAGAGAGGTGCAGTCCATTCTCTTCTCTTGGCGTTTGCACTCGTCTTGCTGCAAGCCTGTGCATGGGACATCGCCGCCGCCACTGCGCCGAAGAGCGCACCCCCGCCGAAGAGCGGGGAGATTGAACTCGTAGAAGCCCCCGTGGAGCCAGTCTTCATGCGGGGCTTCTCTCGTATTTCTGAATGCGAAGACACCACTGTGGGTGCTTTGGCACGGGAGGATGGCACGGTATACGGTAGCGGTGTGCTTGTGGGGGCTTCCCATGTTCTCACTGCCGCGCACTGCACGGAAGGGATAACACCCTACTGGTTCATCTCTGGCGGGGAATTCTTCAAGATCCGCTCTGTCACCGTGCATCCACAATACAAAATTGGAGAAGTGATTTTTGTGGATCTAGCCATGCTGCGCTTGGATGCGCCTTGCCCTGCCACACCCGCTACGCTGCCACAGGAGGGCTGCCAGTTGGGGCGTGGGGACGATCTGACGGCAATAGGCTACGGCGGGGGAATCCGCCGCAAGAGCAATCCTGGCGTGCTGTGGAACTACGGAACGCTTGTAGAGGAACCCACCGTATTCAAAATGTTGCCCCTTGACGGCACCATCTGGTTTGGTGATTCAGGTGGGGCAATTTACGACAATAGCGGAGTTCTCGTTGGGATCATCGCCTCGTTGGGTGTTGCGAGGGGACATCTTTTCGAGAACTCCGCTACCAGGCTCGATCTTTTCCGCAATTGGATCACAGAAACAATGGAGGCTACCCCATGCAACTGACCCGCACGCAAAGAGTCCTGTTGTCGGCTTGCAGTTTTTTATTCGGGGTTCTGCTCGCTCGTTGGCTTGGGCTGTAGAGCCTCGTCCAACTGCTTCTGAATTGCAGCCTTCTGCTTTTCGGCAATCTGCAACTTGGCTTCAAGCAGAATGGTCTGGTTCATCAGCGTGGTCACCTTGTCCTGAAGAACGGGGATCAGGACTGTCTCATTGTAGTTCTCGGTCTGTATGTTTGAAATCATATGGTGGATTCCTCCTTTCTATCCTTATGTAGCCGACCTAAATATGGATATGGTGATAGCAGGAATTGATTATTCTCTCTGTGGACCCGCCGTGTGCCTGTTCCGCGCAAACTCTACGGGGAAATTCTCGTACAGCGGATGCTCGTTCTATTTCCTCACCGACAACAAGCGACAGAGCGAGATTCGCACTCTCAATATATTCGGTGAGCGGTTGAGCGATTGGGATAGTGATCAGCACCGTTATGAAACGATTGCGGATTGGGCAATGGATATCGTGATGGGCTGCGCTCATGTGGCACTTGAGGGATACGCCTACTCTGCCAGCGGCAAGGTGTTTCACATTGCAGAGAACACAGGCATTCTTAAATACAAACTGTATCAGTTGAGCATTCCCGTCACGATCATCCCGCCCACCGAGGTGAAGAAGTTCGCCACAGGCAAGGGCAACGCAGACAAGAACGCCATGTACGATTCGTGGCTGAAGGAAACAGGAGTGGACCTGAAAGGACTTCTAACACCGAAGCGTCAAGAGTCCGTGAGTCCTGTTTCAGATATTGTTGACTCGTACTATATCTGCAAGAAGATGTACGAGAGCCTGCCAGAGGATGTCCGCGTGGCGGACGATTGATTACTTGTCGCGCTTGCGTCCAAAGAACTCTTTGTAGCCCCATCCGATTACCAGAGCAAGCACTGGCAGATACCACAGTATCCATCCCCAGTTGCTAGTGATCTGTGTTCCGTTCAGTATCTGATGCTTTAGTTTCATTATGATCGGGCTGTCTGATGTGGTGTCTGGAATGATGACTGGAGCAGTGTTGCAGCCAGCAATCACAAGAAAAGCGAGCGCGAGTAATAGGCGGTGTATCATGGCGTACTCCTTATGACTTGTTTGAAGCAGCAGCACTACCGAAGTAGAAGCCAACGATACTGACAAGAATCTGCCGTGTCTCAGAAGCAAACAGGAAGCCGTTGATCTCAACGAAATACTTCCGCGTTGATTCAGGAATCAGTCCAAACAACCCTTCGGGAGTGGTTGCGTCCACCTCTACGAATGTTGGAAGACCAAAGAACGGCAGGATGAACGGTGCCAACAGGGTGGCAAACAGCACCGCAAGCACGATGAGTTGGCGAATGCCCTTGCCCACATCAAGAGGAACGCGCTGGGCTGCCTTGTCTTGATTTTCCGTGGTCTGCTTGTTCGCAGCAATCAGCCGCTCAAAGATTTCTTTCTGGTCTTGGCTCTTCTGCGCCATGTAGCGGAACAGGAATCCCGTGGCAGCACCACCAACCAACGAAATGAGTTCAGGACTAATCATCTAGCCACTTCCTTTCTAAAGCGTTTACTCTTTATTTAGGTCTTGGTCTGCTTACGCTTCACAATTTTTGACTTCTTTCGCTGTGCAGCGGTGGGTACTGGCGGGAGATCAGGAGGAAGACCCGCCACATTTGCACCAGAAGCCACATTCGTGGGCGGAACTATGGGTGGCGGGAACTCCTCGCAGAACGATGAGAATTTTTTGATTTTACGGTTGTCCATATGTGCCTCCTCCGAAAACCATGAAGTGGATACGATCTCGGAATCCTCTCTGATATCTCTCACTTCGTCTTCCCCAAGAGTTGTCTGCCGAGTTTTGATGTAGTTTCACGATACTAAATTGGTATGCCGATTTTCTTGAACTGTTTGTTCCTCGCAGCACATGGAACAGAGGATACTCTCCAACCTCACTCCAATCAGGATTAGAATTGATTGGTTCCTGCTCCCCACACACAATCACACAATAATTAGAGTCTTTGAGTGGATTCAAGAATTCAACAATGTACTCAGCGTTGCTCTGTGCTGTAACAGTTTTTATGTTGTATGATCCTTCTAAAGAAACAATCGGATTGGTGGCATTGGACGCTGCTGGACACGCAACAATCGTTCCATATGCAACCGCTGACCTTTTAGAAAGCAAATTCGGAAGATGACTGTTGTAAGTTGCTCCTGTTACACCAAAACCAGAGGCACCTGGCACAAGTCTTTTTCTGATGTCTTGATTTCCGAGAACTTGTGTATCAGTAGTTTTGATGTACTCTGTTGCCACCGAACCTTCTTCTAATTGAGCACCAGAAACAATCACAGTGTTTCCATTCATTCCGTTCCCGTGTCCAGGAAGAATAAGCATCGTTGGAGACAGAGGAGTGTTGAATGTCAGGGAGCAGCGTTTCCACCCATCACCCACATCTGAAATGGCTGCTGTTGCAAATCCAGGCGAAGTAACAGAACCTGCTGTGGTGGCTGTTGTATTTTCTAAATTGTATCTGCCTGAGAAATTGTTTCCGTTGCCACCAATATACAACCAAAGAGTAACGCCAGTTCCAGCCTTTGCAAAAGCAGAAAAAGTCATCGTGCGGTTCCCTACATCCGCAGCCTGAGCGATGTAATTTGTCCCGCCTCCCGCCGCGTCACCAGTCATCACGAAGATTTTACTCAGTTCGTTTGGTGTTCTTTCTTGAACGCGATACTGCTCGGACAGTTGTACAATGTTCGTGGTTTGACTTCCTTCTGCTGGTGTTTTTCCCCAATTAGATCCAAGGAAATCTTCGCTGCTCTTCAAATAATTTACAACCTGTTCCGAGTATGTGTCGGTGTTTGTTTTAAGAGCAAAAGCAGCAAAGTTTACCCGCAATCCAGGAATGTCCTTTAACGAAGCAGTGTAGCCGCCTGGACTTGTTTGCTGTGGGCTGCTGATGTCCCATGTGCCTATTTCAACGCCATGAGTTCTTCCAGTGGCTGTTGCTCCGCCGTTTGCGATGGAGGTAAGCCAGCCATCCGTGGCAGTGATCACAGTTTGATACCCCTCTGTTTCAGGAGTCATCAGAACCACATACGCACCACCGCCGAAACTAGCAGGACTAGAAAAGGACACCCCATATAGTCCAGCAGACTTTCTTGCTACAGAAGAAATGCCAGATCCGTCAATCAAACTAACAGATCCCGATCCCTCTGCACGAATATATCCCCAAGAGTC